GTTTCATGAGATATTTCTGATCCAAGATACTCTTGTCCCGTTTCAAGATCAATTAATTTCCATTTTCCTGGTGCTTTTGTGTGCAATATTAAATCTATAGGGTGATCATAATCTTTTACTTCAGATCCATCTAATAATTTTCTTGTTTTATTTTGTTTATCTGAACCTGTATAATCCATGTTTTAATTATACACTATACTATTGTAAACCAAACAGGCAAGGTGTATCTAGTTCCAGATAATACCTCTTTAACCTCATGAGGGTAATGTAAATTTCCAGGGAAGAATAAGAGATCTCCAACTTTTGGTTTCATTGATATTCCATGAGTTTCAAAACTTATTTCTCCACCTTCGTAATCATCATTTAAATATACTAATGTTGCTATTTCATTATCTGTAATGTAGCCAAGATCATCGACATGTAAATTTAACCTAGACCCCTTTTCCCATTTAACAACTTTAAGAAATTTTGGTTCTTTTTCTACTATATTGGTAAATCCATATGCCTTAATTAATTCTTCTTTAATCTTACCTATTATTTTAAATTTATCAAATATACCTGTATGCATATGCATCCAATTAAGAGGCTCACCTTTATCATCTTTTTGAGATGCAAAACTTAGCATTGGTGCTTTTTCTGAAGAATCCATTAAATGTTTAATCTGTTCTTCAGACAAAAAATTAGGAATAACTTTTATGTTATCTGTAGAAGATCCAACTGTTTCAAAAAACTTATTGTAAGATTCAGTTCTCTCTATGTCTTGTGGATTATTACCAACTGCTATATTATTAACTATATATCCCATAGATCTATTATAGCATAGCCTAATTTTTCAAGGAATTTATGTGTATACAATGTAACTCATAGCCAATATTTTAATATCGCAGCAATAGCAAGGATAGACCAGCCAATATTAAACCAAATTATAGTAGGCAGAGTTTTTACTGTTGACGACCAGATTAAAGATAAACTGGACAGTAAGGCAAAAATATATAGCCACCAAAATTGTTTTCCAAATATTAAGCCTGGGAATATAATCATTAACTTAACCATAAACGCAAAAAATTCAATAGTATTTGCTTTATTCCAATACTCTTTATGAAACATAGTTTTAATTGCTAAAACCCATTGCATTATTGATGATACTTTTCTAGCAAGTATTGCTTCATTGTTTTAGAGTTACCTGAAGCGACATTCCACTTTAATTTTCTTTCTTCCCATAAACGAACAACTTTATTTATATCTTCTATTATTTCAGGATTAATCCTATTTTTAATATCTATAAATCTATAGTCATTTATCATGTTAAGATTCATTCCAGTTGCAATATATGTAATACCTGAAGGTCCCAATGTATGTCCTTTATTTTCCATATATCTCCACATTATGTTATAAAATGTGTCAGTACGATTGTGATGCTGACTGTGTGGATCGCCATTTCCATCTTTAAAAACTTTATCATTTATTTCTTTCCAATACTCACTGTCTTCTCTATGAGAAAGTGCGTAATGTAAGGCAACAAATTTAGCAAATCTATCAAATAAATCTTTTACTGAAACATTATACATATCTCTATCAAATTGAGAAATACTTCCTCTTTGAAGAATATCTATAAGTTTAAAGAGAAATTCATGAACAGTAAAAAGACCATTGCTTTCTAGTGGCTCTATAAAACCAGCAGACAAACCTATTGCTACTACATTTTTAACAAATGTTCTTTCATGGATGCCAACTTTCATTTTAATATCTTTAAATTCTAATTTTTCAACATCTTCTCTTGAGCGAGGTATAGTCATTTTATTAGACATTAAATACTGCTTGAACTCTTCTTTGGCATCTTCTGGAGTGATATGTTTATCTGAATATACATATCCAGCACCTAATCTTGAGAACAATGGGATATTCCAACACCAACCATTAGATATTGCAGTGCAATTTGTGTACCCTTGAATCTCTACATCATCATTAATATACGGAACTCTAGTAGCCCATGCACGATTATTTGGCAACATATCAGAGTATGATATAAAAGGCTCTAACAATGACTCTGACAATAATAAACTTTTAAAACCAGTACAGTCAATAAATAAGTCTGCTTCAATTAAACTTCCATCTTCTAAAACTAAATCTTTAACTCCATCCTTATCTTTATTAACAGATACAACAGTTGAAACTATATGAGTTACACCAGCAGGCTTACAGTATGTATCCCTAAGCCATATAGCAAATTTGGTGGAATCAAAATGGTATGCAATGTCATTCTTAGGGTTAAAATTATGAAATTCACTATATAGGTTTTCTGAATATTTGTCATTATTGAATAATGCAGCAGATGGAAACAAACAATTTACAAAATCTTCTACAGGAGTTTCTGGGTTTAAATACTTTTTTAAATGCCAATCAGCAAAAGGATTCCTATTGCCATCTACTACTGGAGCACCAAATGGGTAATGAAAACTACCTGAATTTTTTTTATAAAAGTCTGTAAACTTAATGCTCATTTTAATAGTAGCATCTGTTTCTTTAAAGAAAGATTCTTCTTTTAATCCTATAAACTGTGCCCATTGTCTAATACCTGCAATTGTTGATTCTCCAACACCAACAGTTGGAACATCTTTAGATTCAATTAGCATAATTTCTTTTGTAGGAAATTCTTTAATTAAAGTTGTGGCAGTCATCCAACCTGCAGAGCCTCCACCAACAATGACTATTTTGTCTGTTTTCATCAATTTTCCAGGGAATTTAAAGAAGCGTTCGTAATCCCTATATAACAATTAAGGCAATAAGCCCCTTTAATGGTTACTTGTGTGGCATTAGGCTCGTTACAGAACTTACAGGATACGCCAGTTATCATTTAAACACCACTATCTGTAGAGTAATTCCAATTATGGTTGTGAGCAAGGCTACGGCTGAAATGCTGATTAATAGTTTCATGTATTAAGTATACCAATTTCTTTAAAGTTCGGCGCGAAGTAGAAGTAAGAAACCATTCTATGCCCTACAAGGGCACTATTGGTTACTATCCTTATTCTTCTTGATGTATATATCATGAAATCCAAGAGTATTTAGAAGCAATCCATCAACAGACCAATTTTGGTTATAATATAAGAATTCATTTACGCTTTGATATATCCCTACATGACCTTCATATAAAACACTGTCATAATTTAGATAAGAGGTTAATCCTATAACTCCACCAACATTAGTTAACTTAGAAGAATCTAATAAAAGTTTTCTTGCTAAAAGCCTATCTCTGTCTATGTCTAAAAAAATAAAATCATATTTTTTATCTAAAGTAGATAATATTTCTATTGCATCTCCTTTTATGGTATTTACATTAGGATGATAAGCAAATTTATTTTTTATATGCTGTTCATGTGTTATGGAACTATTTTTTGGAGCACTGACTCTATCCTGTAGAATACCTGGTGCACCATTATAATAGTCTAAAAGGTCAGCATTTTTAGCGTTTGTTGTGTCTATAATCATTTTAGCGGAATTACCCCAAAGGACCCCTACCTCTAAATATGATATATTTTTACTTAAAGTTTCTACGTAATCTTTTCTTGAACTAAATAGTTTTGCATTATTTAATTGATCTTTAGATATAGCATGTGCTTCTTCAAGTTCATAGACTTTATACATTTTTTCTTCATTGTATGCCAATGGTTGTCTAATTACTTTTGGAACATTCATGCATTAAGTCTATCAGATTTATCCCAAAGAACAAAACATTTACTACACTGAATGCCTGGATCTCTCATATACCAAGTATGGCTACACTTATTATCTGTTGCCTTATCCAATAATCGTTGTTTCCATCCTTTAGGAGGAGGCCAAGGAACTCCTATTGATGCTAAGCCTGCTTTTGTAAAGCCACCTTTGGGTGTTCGTAAATTTTTAATCTTTAAAAGAATTTCATCTTCTGTCATTATTTGGACCTTTTTTATACTTAGACACACAATTTACATGCTTTGTGCTTTTACTTTTCTTGTTCCATAATATCTTTGTACCAACTGATATTCTAACATTACAAGCAGAGCAGATACTAGGATACTGGCTTATAATCTTAATGGATTCAGGACCCTTTATAGGTTCCTCTTTTGCTTTCTTAAGTTCCCTTTTCCTAGACGGAGTTAATATGTTTCCATCTTTGTCATACTTTACAGTACTATAGGCATTGTTCTTTGTTCTGACTTGTTTAATCATATCACTCTGCTGCCAATATCTTAACTTCTAGTTCATCTTTATTCTCTGCTACAGTTCGAGAAGTCCAGTTAATAAGAGCGATAGTTCTAGTGATGTCATTATGAGATGCAAACTCTGACTTGGCAACTTCCAGGTATCTGGATATGTCGTTTTTGAGGTTTTCTAAGGCAAACATGAAATCCTCTTCGTATTGGTGCATTTGCTTTTTATTTTTTTTAGTTATCATTGTTTAATCATATCAAATTTTTCGGGGGAAGTCAAGAAAGACCCACATTACCCCTATAAGAACATAGACTTACTCAAAGTCTATTTGTGATTCAAATATACTTGGCTTCATGTCATCATCCATAGCCCCACATAGAGAGCAGGTGATTTGTCCATCGAGGTCTAATTCAAAGTTACATTGGTGTGCCATATATTCATGATATCACATAGTTATCCACAAGTCAATACCGTTGGAAATATGGTTTGATATGATAGTTATCCACAGGTTTATCCACAATTAAATCTTACTAAATGGGGAAATATGGTTTTGTAGTGGAGCAAAGTGGAGGACAATGGAGTATAGAACATTTTAATATAAGATCATAATATCTTTTACCAAACCTTCAAACCCCAAACCATCATATCCCAAACCCCATATCCCCCATATCACAGATATAAAGGTTTGTCAAGTTGCCAAATATGTATAACAATTTGGTAACAAATTTCAGGATATTTTAAAGTATTTCGTAATAAAATTATATAAAGGTTTGATAATCAGGGAAAAAGATTTATATTTCGTAATGTTTTATATAGGGGTATTTATGATAGGTGGTTTGATATATCCCGTGAAATATTTAGCCCCTTCGTAAACTTCGGGGAAAAATTTTGGTCCTTCGTAAAGGAGGTTATAGGATTATTTTTTGTTTGCCCGACGGGACTTAAAGAAAGAAATTATATAACCAATACCAGTATACTTCAAAACCTTACATATAAAGGTTTGACGGTTTGAGGGTTTTTTCAAGGGATCGTAATGCTTATCAGATAAGTAATAAGGACCATACATAACCTTGGTAAAGTGTCTTGGGCTCATAACTATATTATAACATGATTTGAGTTTATTCAGTTCCCATGTCTTGTTCATTCAACATATCTTCAAAACATTCGTATTGATGTTCTGAGTCTATATCCATAGCGGAACATAGTAGTTCATAGGTTTCTTCTATGAATGCCCTGCCTTCTGGGTTGGTTTCAACCAGGTTCTGATGTATTACATAGGCAAGTGGTAGACCAATGTCATTGTACTCTGCAAAGTCCTTGTAGGGGGCCTGGTCACGATAATTCAAATAGAAGTCAGCCAGTACCGCAATCTTTGATGCATAGATGTTCATGTCACTCATTTGTATCCTCTCCAAAATATTCTAAAGTTTTATATGCGTGAAGCATACCTGCTATATAATCTAAACTATAGAGTTGATCCTCTGTTACTTCACTGTCAATCATTTTAGCATCTTCTCTAATAGAATCTCTTAGCATGATCTGTGTATCATATTCAAGAAATGTTTCTCCATCTTCTAATGCCTCTAGGTAGGACTCTAGTTGAATTATTTTGATTAAAAATACACTTGTATCCATTACACTACCCTTCCTGATCAAGTTTATCTATGTTGCCTCCAGCACGATAAAAATCTGCTGAATCCATTGAAATCATTATTCTTTCAAAGATTGTAAATGGTAATGTCCTAGATAAATAGTATCCAACAGATTCTAAATCTAAATTAAAATCTGAAAACAACTTACCCATTTTCTGTACTACTTTTTCTTCATCGGTTTCTATATGTTTAATGAATCTACTCACTATACCTCCGTCTATTTAATTGTACCAGAAAAAGATAAAGGGCACAAGGTGAAGAGACCAAGTGCCCTATCGATAAGGGAGAACCCCTTCTCCTTATCTCATGTTAGCGAGAGGCTACCCGTTGCCCACGCTTAAGTGCTGTTAGGGATACGTTGTCGACGAACTTACCATTCTTACGAAGAACGACTCGCTCTGAGGTGCCGTAACGTGTGTCCCAAGACTCTAGGTACGGGTAGGTCTTTGCTTTGATTGCTTTTGCCATGTTATTGCCTTTCGGTTAGGGTTGAGTGTGACTATTAAATTATAGCAGGATCTGGCACTGGTGTCAAATATTTTTTTGGCAGCGTTACCAGTTCTGAATTGTATCTGATGAAGTGTTCGATTGATACAACATTACCATCATCGTTTACAGTCCAGGTGTCTAGATTGATTTCAAGATGGCCATATGATTCCTCTGCTCCTGCAGGGTCGTTTAGAAATAGGCCATAACCTGTTTCCTCGTCCCAAGAGGTCCCAATCAATTGCGAAACCATAATACGCAATGCATATGGCTTATCTCCTTTTCTTGGTAGTGCAGCATACATTGCACGGGCCAAGTCTTTCTTTCTTGAATCTCCACCCCAATGACTGTATAAGGTTAAAGTATCCTCATTAGTCTTGAAGTGAAAGTTAGTACGTGCTCCCATTATTCATCCCCTTCTTTATAATCTAAAACAATTACTGACATGTCCGCCCAAATTGTTTCGGCCACATCAATGTCATCTTGTTTTAGTTCACTGAATAGAATGAAATTCATATAAGCCCCGCTGGGCTCATGTATTAATTCAATCTCGTATGAGTTCATATTGTCCTTCGGGTAGTCGGGATATTAATTATACCGTTCTTAATGGTTGTTTGTCAAGTCAAGTGCTGCTCGTTCTATACTTAGATTATACGTCATGCAGTATAGGTTTGTCAAGGCCTCCATATATCCCTGCAAAAATTCATACCCCTCGCCCAAGAGCGCTCCAGATATTCTTTCTTCACAGTCCAGCATTTCTGTTTTGAGGTGGCCGTGCAGGACATCAATTAATGGAATAGTCTTATCTTCAAGTGCTTTGACTAAATGCGACGGGATAAGGGGATACTTATCAGTCATCGTAACCTTCCATTACTTCTAAGTAATGCTTAGAGACTTCAATAGCACCTTCCAGGTAAGGAACAATACTATCAGCACCGTCCTCATTGTCCAGGTCTTGCTCCAATGAGATTATGTGAAGACGAACATACTCTCTTAATGCTTTTATGTCCATATCTGGAAGATGACTTCCGCATTCACATGACATTATTCTCCCCAATATTTAACGATAGTTTCCATAGTGGTATGAAGGTGGCAATCACACTCTGGTCCTCCCATATTTTCCTGGAATTCAAAGTGATAAAGATTATCCTCATATATCTCATTAACTAACTCTTGTACGGTAATAGGCCAACTTAGTCGATCTCTGTCTGGGTTCATATATTAATTATACTCCTAGGCCAGGAAAAAAGCAAGTTCATCTTAATAAAGGTTTAAAGATAAAATAAGATAAAGGTTTGATAGGATATAAGGTTTGGGCCCACGGGCCACTTCTGGCGATTCCGATGGGACTTGAACCCACGATCTCTACCGTGACAGGGTAGCGCATTAACCAACTATGCTACGGAACCAAGAGCAGTTTTAAATCTTGCTCAGGATTATTTTGTTATGCTACTTGAAGCACACTATTAACAGTTTTAAGAATACGATTTTTTTCTGCGTTCATTGCAGAATCAAATCCACTTGCTGCTGCCAACTTAGATTCACCAGTGCCACGATACCAATCTAGGCGTTCGGTGATTGCGTTAAACGCACCCCAAGCATTACCAGCGATCATGTGATTGTTGTCGCCAACATATAGATCATTGATAACATCAATTTTGTTTGTCCACATTGTCATAGCCTTTTTGGAATCATCATTAGGCTTAGGATAGACAGCGAGCAGAACATCATTGAATTGCTTAGCGTTGATTTCTTTTTCAATCATGGTGTTAGCCATTTTGCTAAAGTCATCAAGATACGCATTGGCTAATCCAAGAGCGGTACGGGCTGCTTGAACTTTACCATTAGCAGTTTGAGTGTGGCGAATCTTGAATGATTGCTTAGTAGAGCGCAACGCCATATTAAGAGTGTTAGCGCATACTACACGCACAGGTGTAACACTTGCCTGAATAGATACAGAACCATCGTGTGAGGTGTGAACCAAAAGATAGTTATCGATTTTATCTGCTACACCATTAGGGTCTAACACGATTGAGCGATTAAGTGCAATAGAACCAAATACTACACGACCACCTTTAATTGAACCAGCAGTTTCCCAACGGCCACCATCAAGCATAGCGTCAGCAAATGAGAATAGATCCTCGTTTTGTAGAGTGTGATAGCGTTCGCCAACTACGCCAAGCACATCATTTTGTCCTGCGATAAATGGATTCGTTCGGGTAACGAAAAAATAATTCTTATCGCATACTAGCGGTGTAGGCATAACAACTTCCTCTAGGCGAACATCCCACTTGTGAAGATTCGCTAACTCTAACATTTCGGTTGTAGTGACTTCCTCATTGAACACAGTACCTAAACCATGCCAAGCAGGTTGTCTAAATGAAGCGAACGATTTATCGCTTTCTAACTCATGAGCCATTTTTGTCCTTTCGTTTTGTTGATATTCTAATTTTACAGGATGGAGAACCAAAAGTCAAATCGTAAGACTAAAAGATTGCAAATGGTACAAAACGGACATTGGCCCACGGGGTGGTAGCCAGTTTTAAGACTTGGCTAGGTCTATTCCCCTATAGGAATTATAGTGGGGTTACAGCGTCAATGCTTAACTCGGAACTTGAAATTTCTATATCCCAAGATGACGCTTCAATGTTGCTACACATATCGCTGGCTTCCTCTGCTGATTCTGCTTCGACTTCTGCATACCCGTCGATAGTAAAATAAACAGCAAAAGTTTTTTTGATTGTTTCAATACTATTCTCTGCTAAGAAAGAGTTAATTGAATCAAGACTGACATACACATTGTCCTCGCCAGTGCCAACGTGTTCTCTAAAGAAAGATCTAACATTATCTTGCAACTTTACATATAACTGAAAGTTACTGTCTGATATTGTTTTACTAT